GGTTGTCTAAAAGAACATGACCCCAGCGGTATAATTTTAGTAGATACATATCTATTGCTCATACCTGTATGATATAGTTAATACAGGCTAATTCAAGTAATTTTATTAATATATTTTTCAATCCAATCTAAAAGTATGCCCTCATCAATGTCTCCAGGCCCACATAACATTGCATTATTTTCTTCGTCGTTATTATATAAGCTTTTTTGTAATATTCTTTTTTCTTCTACATCCTCAATATTAAATTGTATGCAAGATCTTTTATCTTTTATTAAAGTATTACCAGCTAAAATTGAGTGTATACATCTAATAGGTTTAAATGTACCAACTTGGTAATTATTGAGAGTGTTTATAAAATCCTGACGATTGTTTTCAGTCTTAAAGTATACAAATATCGGCAAGTCGTTACTACTATATATTTTGTTACGATATTTTATATTCACTTTCTATTTACTTATTTAAGTATAAGTAATATTAATGCAATTAACAATATCCAACAAATTTGCACTCAGGTATAAATACATATTAGAAGCAATGGATGTACCGCCCCCTATACACTTTAAGGTTCCGCCTGCTCATGTCCGATCCGTAGATACGTACGCGGGTCATTATCGTAGTGATGAGATGCGTAAACTAGAAGTAGTAGTTGCGTGTTTAATATTAGAGGCGGGGGGTGAGGGTACAGTCGGAATGGAGGCAGTCAACGAAGTAATACATAATAGAGCAAAAAAACAAAATAAATCTTTGTACGAAGTTGTAACTGCACGTAAACAATTTTCATGTTTTAATAACGGTGTTGAAGCAGCAGTGGCACATGCAAAAAAACACCCTAAATGGACTGAAGCAACGCGAATACTAAAAGACCCGTTAACTGATCATACTAGGGGTGCACAATACTATCACACTACGGCGGGTAGACATGAGTGGGCTAAAGCGTTATTAGCGCGCGGAGCTAATACAGTAACAATTGGTCATCACAAGTTCTACTATCTTTAATCCTCTGCAGCGGCTGTTGCAGGATTGAGACGATCAACAATATCAGATAGCTGCTGTTGTTTTTCTAATGCATTCTGGATAGTAACTTTATCATTAAAAACTGCTTTATCGGCGGCATCCAAGGATTCAGGAGATACAACTAATGCTCTTTGTATAAGGTCAACAAGGTTTCTTAAACCTTCAGAAGAAACGGGCTCTGGTTCTGGGGCCGCTGGCTCAGGTGCTGGAGCAGCAGGTGCAGGAGCCGGCTCAGCTGGAGCAGCAGGTGCAGCGGCGGCAGGTGGGGTACCACCGGTTTGATCAAGACCGGGGGCGGGAGGGGCTTCTAATAATATGTTAGAATATACCTCGTTAACTAATGAGTCAAATTTTTTCATAGGGTTTTACTTGCTATAGTAGCTTGCAATTGTTTAATTTCTGCATCTTGATCTGATTGACTATTTTTATTAGCGGTTCGCGTGGCCAGTATAGCGGTTAATCTTGCTTGAGCTGCTACTTTAGCAGCTAGAGCTGCTTTTTTATTAGCATCAAGTAGTTTTGGATCAACAGGTTGAGTTTGCGTTGGAGCCGTACCAGGGTTAGCACCAGGGTTAGCGCCAGGAGATGTGGGCTGGCCGCCCCCATTAGAATACTCTTTAATAATTTTAAAAAACTTACTATTGGCTTTAACTTTTTCGTAAATATGATCCATTTGCTATTATTTACTACGTTACAACAAATTTATATAAACAATAGTTGATTTATTTAAATCCGACGCTTATAATATACAGGGGGGAGAAAGGAGAGGCCTATATAGATATCGAGTATCTATATTAAAGTATTGTGATTAAGTTGTTTTCTTGTTAAGCTTTTTAATAGGCTCACTGCGTTCGCCTTGCACCTTTACGTATTATATATATCTCGAAGGGATATATTAAAAAAGAAAGGTAAGCTTAATCCCGTGTTTTTCGAGATAAGTTTTTATTTTACGAGGGGAAAATTTATTAAAGTCAAAGCTATAGCGGCGTTCCCTAATTAACAGGGAGAGCTCCTCACAACTACCCCCACTCTGCTCTAAGCAATTAAATTTTAAAGTATTAGTATAAACTATAACTGGAAACACCTTACATATCTTTGCAAGAGCTTTTGAAAACCTAAATCCTAGGTTAACATTCGAATCGATATAGAATACAACGTTTTTACGGTCATCACACTCTTTAAAATAACTTAGGATATAATTTAAAGTATGGTACAGGTATAGCTTATTAACGTCTTTGTCTGTAATCTCAGATCCGTAGATTTGCGTTAAATCGTGATAATAACCTTTCTCTATATCGCTTGCAAGCGACTCAACATCCACTACCGTCAGACCGAGTGCTATTTTCTGTATACGCATCACCCTTTATTGTAGACTCTAAACTGTTTTGTTCAAGTAGTTTCTTTAGTAATGCATCAGGCGCTCTACCTATTCTACAGTTAATGATACCATTATAAAAACCTTCTTTAAGAAGAACATCGTTATTAAATTGCATTTTAGCTTCATAGTATGCTAACTCGAATTTGCTCTCGCAGAGCCAGACTATTTCAAACGTAAATTTGTCTTTACCAAATCTTGTAATATCTAAATTAAGATCATTCGATGACGACATATACTCCTTCCAATCTGTCTCAATATTAAAGTGTCTTTTATTTTTTTTACCTTTTAATGGTTTAAGCTTTTTAACTGACTTCATCTGTTTTTTACCAATATAACGCTTTCCGTTTACAGTATTGGTAATAACGTAAATGAAACCATACGGTAATTCATTTTCGTTTATAGTAAGCTTAGTAATCCAATGACCGAGATCCATTAACGCTACTTACTACATGCCAGCTGGTGTTCTACGGATAACCTTACCCTTCTTAAATCCTGGTGGTTTAAACTTAGAACCAGGCGGGGTAAACTTATTTTTTTTCTTTGAACCAAATAAGTTACGTGCATCTCCTGGTGCATAAAAGTCGCCACTTTGACCTATTTGAAAGGCATGAGCTTGACCTGCACCAAAAGCAGCAGCAGATGTATTACCCATATCTTCAAGGAGTGTAAGTATTCTTTTATCAAAATTTTTCATGTTGAATATTGTATAAAGTATACTATACTTACAGAGTTAATTATGGAACTACCAGATTACGATACATTATTTGTTAACTACCAAACCGAAATACTCGGGGATATTAGAGTTGATGAGCTTTCTCTTAAAGATAAAGCGATGCTTGTACCTGTTATTAAACATAAATGGGTTGCACGTTTAATGACTCATAAGGACCAGATGCGTCGACTCGCTAATGCAAAGAAAGCAGCAGTAAAAGCACATACGGCTGACACCCCTGTAGCATTGAGTCGGCATGCTTTAGAGCATGCAGCATTAAATAACCCTAACATTGCAAAGCTCGAAGAGAGTATCGAAAAGCTTAAGATCATTATTGAGTACCTCGAGAAAGTAGAGAAACTAGTAAGCTCACTTACGTTTGACTGTAAAAACATAATAGACTTACAGAAACTCGAAACCACTTAATGAAGGTTGATTTTCAATACGACTCTAGACGTAAAGAAGTAAAGATTGTTTCTGATTATCTAGGAAACATTAGAGAGAACTTTTCTGTTAAAAACCCGGGTGCGCGGTTTAACCGATATGTACGGTTTATACCTCAACGTATGTATGCAATAACCCCTGCTGGTTATTGCGGTATAGGTTTGGTAGGAGAAATAGTAAAGTATCTTAACTCTCTCACTATACCATTTGAGATAAGTTTTAATAAAGAGTATACTGATATAGTTAATAAAAAACATATATGTCTACCGACTAGCCCGACAAAAACCCTTGAAAGTGAATATAAGCTAAGAGATTATCAAGAGCAAGCGATACAAGAAGCTCTCAACAGTGGTAATGGAGTAATAGAGCTAGCTACTGGTGGTGGTAAGACTTTAATTATAGCAAACTTGGTATATGCAGCTTTACAATATATAGAGTATACCGAGAAAGTACTAATCGTAGTACCTGATATTGGATTAGTTGAGCAAACGTATAGAGATTTTATATCTTACAATTTCCCTGAAAAACTAATATGTAAATGGTCAGGAGGTAATGAAATTGACCCTAACAAGAGAGTGGTTATTGCAAACCTAGGTATAATGCAGAGTAAACTAGCTGATTTAACCTGGTTTAACGAAGTAGGTCTTTTAATAGTAGACGAATGCCATAAACTCCGTCGTGGTAATAAAATTAATAAACTTATTGATAAAGTACCTACCTTAAGACGTTTCGGGTTTACCGGCACTTTGCCTGAGAGTAATATTGATATATGGAATATATGTAATTTTATAGGCCCTGTTTTTTATAAAAAGACCACTACTGATCTACGCGATGCAGCAGGCGGTGAGTACATTGCGAATGCTCAAGCTCTTGCAGTACATCTCGAATATGCAATTAAACCTGATTATACAGCAGTTGCAGCTTCACAGCGTTACCTTACTGAGTTAGACTTTATACATAATAATCAGTTTCGTTATAATATAATTAAAAACATAGTAGGTAAATTACACAATAACTGTTTAATACTCGTAGACCATATAGTGCATGGAGATAATATGTTTAAAGTATTATCCCAGCTCACTGATAAGCAAGTGTACTTTATACAAGGTAATGTAGAGCTTGAAGAAAGAAAAAAAATACAACAACTAATGGAGACTGACAACAATGTAGTGTGTATTGCAATTAGTAAGATATTCTCTACTGGCATTTCTATAAAAAACATACATTATATTATATTCGCTGCAGGTGGTAAATCTAAAATTAAAACACTACAATCAATCGGTCGTGGTCTACGGGTCCATGAGAATAAAGACATTCTCACGATTATTGATCTTGTAGATGAGTTAATCTATGGTAGTAAGCACTTCCTTAAACGACAAGAATTTTATGGCCTTGAAAAAATCCAAATTAGTAATAAAACCATCACCGAAACCTAAGGTATTAAGCCCTGTAGCTAAAGCCAAGAAGGTTTATTATGTAAACCCGGCTGAATTTACTGCAGAGCTTCGCAAGTACTATGAGACAGATGTAATCACGGACGAGCTAGCTCTAATGATTAAGAACATTGCATATGGTCTAGCTCATGCTTCTAATTTTATTAATTATACTTTTAAAGAAGATGCAATTGGAGATTCGCTCATTAATATGTTTAATGCGTTAAAGCAACGGAAATATAATTTTGACCGTGGTGCAAATCCGTTTTCTTATTTTAATTCTATATCTTTTAATTGCTGGCGTAGTCGTATTAAGAAAGAAAAGCGTATGAGAGATACTTTAGCAGCATATCAAGAAGAAGTGTATAGTGTAATTGGTCCGGGGGTAGGGGTAGACGATCCAGTCAATCCTGCTATTGCTCGTAATACCAAGAACAATGAAAATAATTAATTCAGAGATAGGTATATTTTCAGACCCTCACTATGGAGTACACCGTAACAGTGAGACCTGGCATAAAATTGCACTTAACCATGCAAAATGGGCTGCTGAACAATTTAAAGCAAGAAGTATAAAAGATATAATTATACCTGGTGATATATTTCATGACCGTAATGACATTGCTGTTAACACTCTTCACAACGTTACCGACATTTTTGATTGCTTACGTGATTTTAACATTATTATTACAGTGGGTAATCATGATGCTTTTTATAAAGATAAATCTGATATTAATTCAGTTTCTATTCTCCGGGGCTGGTCTAACATTACTGTTGTTGACAAGTTGGTGGTACTTGAAATGCATGGACGAAAAATAGCTCTTTGCCCCTGGGGTCAGAATATCGAAGAGGTTCCGGCATGCGATTTAATAGTGGGTCATTTCGAAATTAATAGCTTTAAGATGAACAGCTTTAAAGTATGTACTAACGGACTTAAAGCCTCAGATTTAACTAGTAGAGCTAAACTCACTATTACCGGGCACTTTCATCACCGTGAAGAACGCAAGTATAATGAAGGCACTATTCTATATGTAGGATGTCCCTATCAACAGGACTGGGGGGATTATGGTACTACTAAAGGCTTATATACTTTAGACCTAGATACTCTTAAGTATGAATTTGTTGAAAACAATATATCCCCTCGTTACAATAAAGTAAGATATTCTGAATTAGCATCCGGAACATACACCCCTGAATCTCTAAGAGGGTTTATCTGCGGCAACATAGTTAAGTTTTTTATAGATAAACCACTTGAGCCTAATACAGTTGATACTATTATTAGAAAACTTGTGTCTATTAAACCAGTAGAGTTTACTATTGAGTATGATTACTCTCAATCCTCGATGATTAATTCTGAAGAAGTGAACACTAAAGACTTCAATATAAGTGTAGATAACTCTATATCTGAATTTATCGATCTTCTTGATATTAAATACAAGGACAAGGTTAAGTCGTACGTAACAGAATTATACCATAAATCTTTAAAAATATGAAAATTGGAGCAGCAATAATAGCTTGTGATCGTTTAGAGTATACAAAGCAGTGTGTGGAATCTTTACTTAAAAATAAAGGACCTCTCACCGATATTATACTAGTGAATGATGGCACTAGTATACTTGATGGTATATTACCTGAGGGTATAGAGATAATGAATAATATACCGCCTTACCAGACTGTAGGTAAAGCTAAGAATAAAGCTCTTCATGCACTTAATGGTAGAGGGTGTGATCATATATTTTTAATTGAGAATGATATTATCATTAAATCTCCTGATGTGTGGCAGAAGTATATTGATACTGCTGATGCAACAGGTATAACTCATTTAAACTTTGGCTACCATGGACCTGCTAATAGAACCCCTGATTATAAGATGCCTAGGCCACGCTACGTAGTAGAGTACCCTAACAACGTAAAAGTTGCATTAAATATGCATAGTGTTGGTGCTTTTTCTTATTTTAATCCTCAATACATAAAGAAAGCTGGAGTACATGACGATCATTTTAAGAATGCCTGGGAGCATGTAGAGTTATGTCAAAGAGGCATCAAGGCAGGTCTACTACCTGCTTTCTGGTGGTTTCCTGATGTAGAGGGAAGCGATGATATGCTAACTGAAATACCAGGGTCAATACAAAACAGCTCTATTACTCATACTGAGACCTGGACAACTAACATGAAGAAAGGTGCTGATTATTATAAAAAGCAGCATGGAGTATCAGCAGTAGAGAATCCAGATACTTCACTAGAAGTTGTATTAAGCCGTCTTAAGAGTATATACAAAGCGTATAAAAAATGATAACATTCTCAAAATTAGGCCGCCATGGTAATCTAGGAAACTCTATGTTTCAGCTTGCATCTACTGTCGGGGTAGCGGCAAGTAAAAACTATGAAGTAAAGTTACCGAGGCATGAAACATACTTTGACACTCATTATAATTGTAATAATGTATCTATATTTGATGGCTTTAATATAGATATACCAGTTTTAACTACAAGCGATTATAAGAGTATAAAGTATGTATATAGTGAGCCATATTTTCATTTTAGTTCTGATATATACAATATAAAGGACTCTACAGACCTTTCCGGCTATCTTCAGACTGAGCGTTATTTTAAAAACGTAGAGGCACAAGTAAAAAAAGTGTTTAGTTTTAAACAGCAATTTACTGATGAAGCTGCTGCACTATTTAACCGTCTCGGTATAGATCCACTCGAGACTACCTCTCTGCATATACGCCGTGGCGACTTTCTAGTTAAGCAGGTATATCATCCTCTTCAATCCAGTCAGTACTTTTTTGATGCTTCAAAAGCGGCTCGCTTAAAGAACACTTTAATTTTTTCAGATGGTATAGATTGGTGTAAAGAAAACATTAAAGGTAAGAATATATATTACTCTGACCTTACCTCATGCTTTTCTGATTTAAAGGCTATATCAATGTGTAAGAATAACATTATAGTTAATAGTACATTTGGTTGGTGGGGTGCTTGGCTGAACAGCAGCGTGGATAAAACTGTTATTGCACCTAAAATATGGTTCGGCCCTGGTAATGCACATTTAAACACATCTGATATTATACCTTCAACCTGGACCAAACTATGAGAGAGATACCCTTAAAAGACTCGTCTTTTGCACATTGTGTTTATAGTAATAACCCAATGCCCCCTAAAACATTCTCAAAGCATATTAAATGGAATAGAGAGTCAGGAGATCCTAGGCATACAGTATATACTGATTACCATGTAACAGAGTGTAGTGGGGGTATTGGCTGGCTTTTAGAACCTCGCGAATTAATACCCCATATCTATAGCTATGTAGAAGGTAATACCCACAAATTCAAAGAGATCTGGTCTCACGATGCAGAACTTATCGAGAAAGTTAAAGGTACGTTTGTACCTTTTGGTGGCTGTTGGATAGATGAAAAAGACTACGGCGTACACTCTAAGTTTAAATCTTTTTCTATTATAGCATCAGGTAAAAGACAATTACCTGGACATCAGTTGAGACATCAGATAATACAAGCAGGGGGATCAAATATTGATGTACTTGGTAATGGTTATAAACCTATTAAAGATAAAATTGAAGGACTAAGAGATTATCGATACCACTTTGCTATTGAAAACTGTAAGAAAGACTTTTGGTTTACCGAGAAGCTTATCGATTGTTTAGTTACGGGCACTATACCGATTTATTGGGGATGTCCTTCTATCTCGAAATTTTTTAATGTAGACGGGTTTATTATTTTTAATGACCTTCAAGAACTAAAAGACAAGCTTAAATTATGTACCCCGAGTTATTACGAGAGTAAGCTTTCTATTATACAAGAGAATTTTAATCTTGCTAAGAAATACCTTTTAGCTGAAAATTGGATTCACGAATATGCACTTTATATCCCATAGAGGTAACATAGACGGTAAGTGCGATAAAGAGAATCATCCTGATCAAATTAAACTTTGTGTAGAACAAGGATATGAGGTAGAGATAGATGTGTGGAGTATTAATAGTAAATTTTATTTGGGCCATGATAATCCACAACACCTTGTGGATTTTATGTTCCTATGCAACACACCAGGACTCTGGATACACTGTAAAAATATCGAAGCATTAAATGCATGTAAAGAGCCCTACTATAATTTAAATTGCTTTGCAATAGATAAGGACGATTATGTAATTACAACTCACGATCATATATGGTTGAGTCCTACCCATCAAGAATTTTACAAAAATGCAATATGTGTTATGCCTGAAGATAGTCGTTGGCATTTTCCTAAAGAACAATTAGTAGATTTTAATGGAATTTGCTCAGATAACATATATCATTATAAAAATTATGTTACTAATCTTAGACATAGACGGAGTTCTCACTGACGGGAAAAAGTACTACGATCAAACCGGTAAGTGTGTATTAAAGTCGTTTAATGACAGAGACTTTACTGCGATTAAAAAGTTTAAAGCTGCCGGATGGATAGTAGTGTTTCTATCAGGTGACCCTAACATTAACGAAGCGATAGCTAAGAACCGGAATATTCCGTTTTATACTAACCGTACCGATGGTATAATGAAGAATAAGTCTACCTATGTTGAACGATTTGAACATATATACGGCATTAAAAGAGATGAAATGGTATATGTGGGAGACGATATTTTTGATATCGGCATTATGAGTGCTGTTAAGTATAAGTTCTGCCCTCATGACTCTCCTCGAGATGTACGTAATGTGCCCGGAGTACATATATTATCTAGTAAGAGTGGAGAGAATTGCTTAACTGAATTATTTGACCGACTTCTCTATATGAAATTAGTTAAGAGTGTGACTGTAGAACAGGTAGAAATTTTAGATCGTAATGAAAGGTTTTGACGTAGCAATTTACGGTCATTTAAGTTATGATAATATTTTTAGTGGTTTTGATTATAAAACCTCAGTGGGGTGTATGGGTAATGTATGGGCCCAGCTCAAGACAATTAATCCTGACATTAGAGTAAAGCTAGAGCCTACTGATATCGGTGAGTCGCTAATCTTAACTAGCACTAAACAATGTAAAAGAACGAGTATATCCCGTTTATCGCTTAAAACTCGCATACCGACTATACATGATAGTGAAATTAGTCACGTAATGTATATAAACGAGCTATCCGATACTAATTTTATTAGTAAACTATCAGGTTTTATTACTGCTGATGTATGTAACGGTAAACCGCTTGATGTTACTAATGTTAACTTAAAGCACATCGATCTTTTGTTGTTATCGGATGAAGATGCATTAATTAATATAGAGGGGTTAGTATCTGCAGTACGTGGACATGTATTAGTGCATCATGCGGCTGGAAGCACAATTTATAGTAAAACCGCTCAACCAAAACAATTTAAAGCAGAGTTTGTATCCAACATTAATGTACTCGGAGCGGGAGACAAATTTGCTTCGTATATAATAGCTGGATTGCTGGTGGATAAACCACAAAGCATAGATAAAGTAATACAGGATGCACATAACAAGCTTACCGAATATTTTAAAAATGAAAAAGTATAATCTTCTAGTACCTCTTGCTGGGCGTGGTCAACGCTTTGTTGATGAAGGTTTCGTTGTACCCAAGTACATGATCACCGCTCACGATAAACACCTCATTGACTGGGCTTTAAGCTCTATCGACACGTCTGAGTGTAATCTTATCTTTTGCTTAAGACAGGACCATATCAGTAACTTTGGGGTCGATGAAATATTTTATAAAAAGTTTGGTAAAGATATTAAGATAGTGGTTATCGATAAGATAACTGATGGTAGTGTGTCTACTTGCTTACTCGCAAAAGAACATATTAATAATAAATTACCACTTTATATCTATACAGTAGATGTACATTTTAAGCCCACGTTTGTGCCCTCTGAAATGAAGGTAGATGGTAATGTGCTTACCTTTAAGAGCAATAACCCTGCATATAGTTATGTAAAGATTAATGACAAAGGTATTGCTCTTCTTACCGCGGAGAAAGAAGTTGTAAGCAGTAACGCCTGTGTAGGGGTATATGGTTTTAAGTCTGGAGAGGTATTTGTTAGATACGCTGAAGAGATGATTAGTAAAAATATTCGTACGCGTAACGAGTTCTATATTACCCCGCTTTATAATCTAATGATTGCTGATGGTCTTCAAATTACTATTGAAGAAGTAAGCGACATGTTTATTATGGGCACCCCAGAAGAGTATAAGTTTTTTACTACCCGGGTTCTTAATTATTTCGGTAAAGGAGTAGTAGCGTTAGTGAGCGACCATAGCGGTTTTGATTTAAAGGAAGAATGCAAAGCTATTCTAGACCGTTATAATATAAAGTGGATTGATCTTGGTTGCTTTACCAAGAAAGATTGCGATCAATTCGATTATGTCTCTCAAGCTATACAATTTATTAAAAATAGTACCTGTACTCATGGTATTGGTTTTTGCTGCACCGGACAAGCCGTTAATATAGCGGCTAATAAGACTGATGGTATTAGGTCAGCATTAATATATGATGATTACGCTGCGGAGTATGCAGTTAAGCATAACTGCTGTAACTTCTTTGCAATACCTGCTCGAGTAACCTCAGTAGATATATTAGAAGAGTATATTAATACCTGGATTACGACTCGCTTTGAAGGTGGTCGCCATTGCGCGCGTATACAAAAGATTGAAAGTAGTTATGGACACTTATAATATTAAAGACTTTAAGGCCGGGTGGTTTATCGGAGACTTTACCCCGTCTATATTTAAAAATTGTTTTTTTGAAGTGGCTCACCATCAACATAAAGCTGGTTATACCGGGCCTCTGCATACTCATTTTATAGCGATGGAAGTAACATATATTGTAAAGGGCTCTCTAGTGGCTTCTGATAAAAAATTATCTACTGGTGACATGTTCGTATATCACCCTAAAGAAATAGCTGAAGTTACTTTTCTCGAAGATACTGATTTAATTGTTATAAAATGGCCGTCTGTACCGAGCGACAAAATTAACCTATGAGTAAATATAAAAATTTTTATAATAAAGAGGTTGAATGGGTTAGCACCTCAGTAAAAGGCCTGAAAGGTAGGCCCCTAACCACTTTTAACACATCCGACATATCAAGTATAGTCGGGCCTGTTGAAGGCAAAGGCTTTGGGCAATTTTCTGTATGTAATAAAAATGTATTAACAAATTTAATTAAGTCTAAGCCGCATGCATCTCTATTCGTAGAAATTGGTACTGCATCTAATTATATTACGAGCTCAACAGAAACTATTATTAATAATAAAACTGAAAATTGTTTATTCTATACTATTGACACAGATGAAAGAGTTTTATCCGTAGCAGGGCTATATGGAAATATATCTATTATACAGAGCGACTCAACCGGGGATAGAGTAAAGGAACTCTTACAGGGTAAGCGTATAGATATACTCTTTATAGACGGGGATCATTCTATTGATAGAGTATTTGCTGAATATGAATTTTATTTACCCTATATGAAGAATGACGGTATTATAGTATTACATGATACCACTATGCATCCCGGGCCACTGCTTTTAATGGAAGCTATCGATACTAATGTATTTAAAACTGAAACATTTTGTCCGGGGGATTACGGTATTGGTGTAATTTATTTAAAATGAGAAAAGCTATTTCATTTTCTGGTCAGAGTCGCTTTGTGCTAGAAGGATTTGAATCTTTACGTAAAAATTTACGTAACTTTAATGATTACGATATTTTTATTCATACCTGGAAAGGTCCATTAAACAAGGACTGTTTTATATACGACCCTCAAGGTATAATTATAGAAGAACAAAAGCCGGTGATACCAGCAAGCGTTAAGGAATATACTGATTCAGCATTTGTACATTTTAGCATGTTTTACTCAATGAAAGAGAGCTTAAGACTTTTATCAGAGTACGAACAAGCCAATAACTTTAAATATGGTCTAGTAGTAAGAACCCGGTTTGATATAGGCTTAGAATCTAAAATTGATCTTGAAGCTTTTAATTTAGAAGAAGGAGTTTACTCTCCAGACGTATGTGCTAATCCTGAAGTAATATCAGATTGGTTTAATTTTTCAACTTCTGATAATATAAAGCTGTATTCTGAGATATATGATAATATAATTAAATACTCTATTCAAGGAGTAATGATCACTTCTGGCGAAGAGTTAATTACTCATATGCTCAAGACAAATCACATACCTATTAAAAAGATACCTTGCGAGCTGTATCTCTTAAGAGATCGTAAAATACACTCTGCACTTTCTACTTGCTGGAAATATGTACAATAATATTTTAGTTACAGGCGGTACAAGTATGGTAGGTAAGCATTTAAAAGCCTATTTGCCCGTGGCTCATTATTTAAGTAGTGCAGAATACGATCTTAGAGATCAATATGCCGTAAATAAACTATTCGAGAAAAATAGATACGACACCGTTATACATCTCGCAGCAAAAGTCGGGGGTATTATGGATAATATCAATAAGCCGGTACAGTTTTTTGAAGACAATATATACATTAATACTAATGTGTTAAAATCTGCGCACACTTATGGAGCTACCAGATTTTTAGGGGTCTTAAGTACATGTATTTATCCTGACCGGCTTGCAGATAGAGATTATCCAATGCTTGAATCAAAGCTTCATGATGGTGCCCCTACCCCTACTAACTTTTCTTATGGTTATGCAAAACGTTGTTTAGGGGTACAAATCGATACATATAATAAACAATACAATACAAAGTACAACTATCTTATACCTTGTAACTTATATTCAGAGTATGATCATTTTACTGGCGACAAATCTCACTATGTTAGTAGTTTAATTCACAAAATTGCACTTGCTAAAAAACAAGGCAAAGAATCTATTACTTTGTTTGGTACCGGAAAGCCGCTAAGACAATTTATGTATGCTAATGACTTTGCTAAAATTATATTTCGTACAATAATGGAAGATGTAACAAATAGTTTTAATGTTGCACCAGATAATACATATAGTATAAAGGATATTGCAGAAATTGCTTTAAAAGCATGTAATGCAACAGATTTAGCCATAACCTGGGATGACTCTAAACCAGATGGACAATATAGAAAAGACGTTAGTAATGCAGAGTCTAGAAAACACTTTCCTGCTTTTGAGTACACTAGCCTCGAGAGTGGCATCCGCTCGACCTATAATAAATACTATAATGAACTGGAATCTTAACGAGTCTAACTTTACTTTTTTAGACAGACTAAAAATTTGTAAGTTTTTTCTTAATAAAAAGAACTTCTGGACAATGACTGAACAGGTTCAGCAATACGAAAAAGCTATGGCTGATTACGTAGGGTGCAAATACGCTATATTTGTTTCTAGTGGCTCTACCGCCAACACTATACTAGCAATGTATTTAACTGATAGTACTAAGAACAAGACTGTAGTGCTTCCGTCTACTACCTGGATAACCTCAGTGTCTCCTTTTATTAGAGAGGGTTTTCAGCCTTACTTTGTTGATGTTAATATGCATGATATGTCTATGGATCTCGACAAACTTGAAGAATTTCTTGAGACTAGCTCAGATGAAGTGGCATGTGTTTTTATCACCAGCCTTTTAGGGTTTGTACCAGATATTGATAGAATAAAACGTATTGAGTCTATTTATAAAGTGAGAGTCATGTTTGACAACTGCGAAAACACGCTTGGAACGTACAGAGGTAGAAATATTTCGTCCTTCTTTACATCTACCACAAGCACATACTTTGGACATCAATTGCAAAGCGTTGAAGGCGGTTTTATTTTTACTAACAGTCAAGAAGAGTACGAGTACTGCTTAATGGCACGTAACCACGGTATGGTTCGTAGTTTGCCCGATAACAAGGCAAAATATAGTAATCCAGATGTAGACGCTCGTTTTGATTTTTTTCTCTTAGGTAATAATTTTAGAAACACTAATATTAATGCATTTATAGGTCTTTTAGATTTAAAGAGAGTTGAAAAATACATTAACACTAGACAAAGACTTTACTCGTTATTACTTTTACGGCTTAACAGTAATTTAGTAACAATACCTAAAATAAGACTATTAAACGCAGGGAGCAATTGTAATGATGTGCCGTTTTGTATACCGTTAATATTTAAAGATAAAAACTCTCTAGAGCTTACTAGAGAGTTTTGCATTAAGAATAAAATAGAAGCACGTCCAATAATTTCAGGTAATCTTTTACGTCAAACATGTCTTAAGGGATACTCTGTTCCTTCTTATTACTCATCTAGTGAGTACCTACATGAATACGGTATGTACATTGGTTTACACAATAAAGTAACAGAGAAACATATTAACAAGCTCGTAGGCTTTTTAAATCAGCTTAACTAATGAATGTAGATCTTAAAGATATTACATTTACCATTCCGGTTAGAATTGACTCTCGGGATCGTTATCAAAATCTTATCTGTATTATTAACCATTTGCTTGCATTTGATACTAATATTATTATTTACGAAAACGGCCCTAATGCCGGCGAGATTACTTATAGTCATAAGGACGTAAAGATTATTTCTGAAAAAGAGAGCGGTCCCTTCCATCGCACCAAATACCTTAATAAAATGGCTCGCTTAGCTACTACTAAGTTTATAGCTAATTATGATTGCGATGTAATGTTTCCGTATAAACAAATAGTTAAAGCATATAACATTTTACAAAATAACGAAGCTGATATAGTGTACCCATATGACGGTCTTTTTGTTAATATACCTCGCAGCCTTTTATTAACAAAAGGCACTGAAGTATGTGAACAAGCCAGTGTAAATACACTTAATCCCGAGGATTACCCTAACTTCGGCAAAAGCTCTATGGGCGGTGCATTGTTTTTAAATAGACAGGTTTTTATAGATAGCGGCATGGAAAACGAATATTTTATATCTTGGGGAGCTGAAGACTGGGAAAGATTCCGACGGTTTGTAAAACTTGGCTATCGTGTAGGTCGAGTTAAAGGACCTCTCTTTCATATTGACCATGCTCGTAAACAGGATAGTAATGAGAACAATCCGTATTATCAAAAAAACGTTACTGAGTATCAAAAAGTAGATACGTTGCCGGTAGAACAGTTAAAAGAATACATCAAGACATGGCCTTGGCTTTCTCTATAAAGCATTTATAATAACCGAATGCGGTATGTACACTTTAAGCATATAAAGATATCTAACTTCTTGTCTATTGGCAGGAGGCCGGTGGAGATAAACTTTAAGCCGGGTTTAAATATTATAACCGGCAAGAATTACGATAAAGCTGATAGAGCTAACGGTGTTGGTAAGTCTACCATTGCTGATGCCGTGCACTTTGCTTTGTATGGCTCTACCATACGAGATCTTAAAAAAGAGAATATTGTTAATGACCAAGCACCTGAAAGTCTTTGCGAGGTCGAGCTTGAGCTTGATTACCAGCAAGATGAGCAGATAAATAAGTGCAAGATAGTTAGAACACTTAATCCCACTAAGTGTTTCTTTTTCGTAAATGGAGAAGATATTACACGATCAGGAGTTCCACAGACTACCGAGCTTATTATAGATACGATTAAGACCTCTTCTGAAGTCTTTCAGAATAGCGTTATTATGACTATTAATAACACGATACCGTTCATGGCTCAAAAGAAAGTAGAAAAGCGTAAGTTTATTGAAGGTATTCTAGGTCTTGAAGTGTTTGGTAATATGTTACTTTTGGCTCGCTCTGATTTTAATGATGTTAAAAGAAATATAGATATAGAGTGTACTAAGAATGAAGAGGTCAACCGTTCCCTATTAGATGCAGTAAAACAGAAAGAAAACTACGAAGCTAATAAGAACAAAAGAATCGACACACTTAAAGTGCGTCAAGATAATAACGTACAAGAATTAGCGGTACTTAATGAAAAACTCGGTAAGATTGATTCCGTTGATGTTGCTGCCCAAGCTAAAGTTGAAGCTGATTTAAACGTTTTAAAGAGTGCTGAAAAAGCATATGAGAAAAAAATAGCTGCTATTAATAAGCTTATTACAGAAGCTGAGGCCCATATTAAGTTTAATAATGACCGTATTAAAAAGCTTAAAAAAGTCGATAGTAATTGCCCACACTGCGGAAAAGACTTAGCTGAAGCAGCTAACTCTCAATACGAAAAAGATAAAGCAGACTGTGAAAAAGAGGTAAGGGACTACACTGAAGTCGCTCGTCAGGAAGAACCTCGTCTTGAATTAGCTCAGAAAGGATTAGATGAATTAGAGAAGTCTATTCCTGAAATGGAACGTAAGTTAAACAATTTCGCTTTACGCAAAAAAGAAATAGAGAACATTAATACTCGCGTTAAACAGCTTAATGACTGGCAAAATCAATTAGTTATCGATATAGATACTCTCAATAAAGACTCAAGTAATTTTCAAGACTCTATTGATGGTATATTAAATCGTCAGAAAGATATTAAGACTGGTATTATAGATCTCCAAGAGAGAATGGATATTATTGAAAATGCTAAGTTTATTACATCCGAAGAAGGGGTAAAGTCATTTATTGTTAAGAAAATTCTACAAGTACTTAACCTGCGGCTGTCACAATACCTTCGTAGACTAGAGAGTAATAGTATTGTTACGTTTAATGAGTTCTTTGATGAAACTATTACTAATGAGAGAGGTAAAGAATGTAGTTACTTCAACTTTTCGGGCGCTGAGCGTAAAGCAATTGACCTTGCTATGCTATTTACTTTTCAGGATGTGCGCCGGGCGCAAGCTGATGTTTGGTTGAATCTTAGTATGTTTGACGAGCTATTAGATTCGTCTCTTGACGAGAAAGGTATTGAGTTAGTACTTGATATTCTTAGAGAACGAGTAGATAACTATAGTGAATCAATATACATTATATCTCACCGCAAAGAAAGTAAAAAATACTGTACTAACGGTGAAATCATTTACCTTGAAAAGAAAAACGGTATAACCACAAGAACCACAAATTATGACATATCCTAACCACGGCGGCGTATTTGGCGCACCTCAATTACCTTTTGGAGCCCCAGTAATGGGTAGTCCGCTTGCAGCTAATAGCACTATTATTAATACTGCACCTCAACAAGGTAGTATGCCTAATGGTATGCAAAGAGCAGTTAGTTTTGCAGCTGATCACCAGGGGTGTGGTTTTTGGAGAATGCATTGGCCTGAAACGGTAATTAACGGTCAACAGCTGGGTATCATTAATAATAATAATTTTATGATTCTCCAAGAAAACTTTTATCAAGGGATTAAGAGCGTGAGAATTCAAAGACAGGTAACTCCGTCTCAACTTCAATTCGTTAAAGCGCTTAAAGCACTATCCGATAAAAACAATAAGTTTAAGATCTATTATGATATTGATGATGTAATCTTCCCAGAAGATATTCCTGTATATAACAAAGCCCGTGAAGCATTTCTAGATCCAGTTATATCAAATACCGCTATAGAGATTATGAGATTGTGCGATGGTATCACTACCCCAACCGCATATATGTCAAAGTACTATGAGGATAGAACTGGCGTTAAAGGTATAGTGCTTCCTAATTATATGCCTAAGTTTTGGATTGACCGGTTTTACAAAAAATCTAAAATATCAGAAAACTACGAAATTAATAAACGACGACCGCGGGTAGGTTATATTGGTAGTCCAACTCACTTTAATGTTGGTAACATAGCTGGGGTAAAAGATGACTTTGGTGATATCTGTAACGTAATTATTAAAACAGTTAAAAACTTTAAATGGGTAATTATGGGTGGCTGTCCTTCTGAGTTGGCTCACTTAGTAAAAAGCGGAGATATTGAATATGTGCCATGGTCGCGCATCTGGGACTATCCAACCACATATAATAACCTCAATCTTAATATCGCTATTGCACCTTTACAAGATAACAAGTTTAACTTGGCTAAAGCCCCTATTAAGTACCTAGAAGCAGGTGCATTGGGATTACCTTGCGTATGTCAAGATTTAGAGCCTTATAAGATGGCACCTCTCCGGTTCAGCACTCCAGATTCAATGGTTGAGATCATTAAAAAGACTCTTTCGGATAGAAAGCGGTACCTTACCGAATCGGATAATGCTCGAGCGGTAGCTAATAAATGGTGGTTAGAAGACAATATTAATCAGTTTACTGACCTATATTTCTCTTGATAATTTGAGGAAAGAGTACACAATATTACACTGTGTACCGTAATATTTATTATAGCCCAAGGGATAGTACTTGCCAGCTGTTTACTTGGGATGAAACTGGTAAGCGTATAATTAAAAAGATACCTTATCAGCCGTATTTTTATATCGAGACTAACTCTGATGCTCCTGATGCTTTATCTATCTTTAATACTAAGTTAAAGAAGAAAGTATTCCGAAATAACTTTGAGCGTAATAAAGCAGCTCAAGACGGAGCGATCAAAAGACTCTATCACAATATTCAGGTAGAGCAGCAGTTTCTTATCGAGCAATATAAGGACGTCTATGATAAGCCTGAATTCTCTAATAGTCCGCTTAAAGTCTGCTTCCTTGATATCGAGGTATATTCCCCTGATGAGTTCCCTGAAGCTAAGGATGCTAAGCACCCGATCAACTTAATTACGGTATATGATACATTATCAGAGACTTTTTATACGTTCGGCGCAAAACC